TTTTTCTTCTATTTTTAATGAAGTAGATTTTTTAAACTTAAAAGTTACCCTCTTATTGTTTTCTATATATGTTAAATATACATAAGAAGGTCCATTAACATTTTCAATTATATCATACACACCTTGCACAACCTCTAAACTAGGTGAGTCTTTCATCTCTAGCATGATCGACTTACTCCCTATTGCCCTAGATGTGTCTATTTTTTCACTGGAGTTATAGAACATCTTTACGATTGCTGACTCTTCTTCATTTTCTCTATTTATCGTTCCTGATATTATAACTACATCACCCTCATTAAAAAAGTCGTCACTAATAGTTTTTGATTCTCTAGGAAAAATAATTACTTCTATTTCACCAGATAGATCTTCCAACAAAAGACGGAACATCTTTTGACCTTTTTTAGTTATCATTCTCTTTACTGCGGTTAAAATTCCACCAACCTTAACATTTGCACCGTTGCTTATTTCTATAATATCTATTATTTCACCAGTTACATTAGGAGATATGGTTGTCCACATGCCTTCTATAGGATGTTTTGATACATATATCCCTAGTTCAGCTTTTTCTTTTTCTAATAATTCTAACTCTTTTTTTCTTGTTAAATCACCGTCATGAGAAACCGTAAACAGCTCATCGAGAGCACCAGCATAAGCTAAATGTTCTAGCGTAGATTTTTTTAGAGTAGCTGGATCGCATCTTCTGAAGAAATCATAGACACTAGAATAAGGATCTTTTTCATCCCTACCTAAAATAATTGCCTCAGCTATAGATTCACCAATCCCATTTATTGCAGATAAACCAAAGATTACCTGAGAGTCACTAAGCACATTAAAGTCTTTGCCGGATTTATTTAAAGAAGGTGGCAGTACTTCAATCTCTAATTTTCTACAATCAGATAAGTAAGCAGCTAGCTTCTCTTTGTTGCCAACCACAGAAGACATAAGTGCAGCCATGTACTCTGCTGTATAATGAGCTTTTAAGTATGCTGTAATATATGAAACCATTGCATAGCTTGCAGCGTGTGCTCTGTTGAAACCATAGCCGCCGAAGTATTCGATATCTGAATAAATTTTATTTGCTTTTTCTTCATCTAAATTAGAGTGTTCTATGCATCCTTTTACGAACTTGGTTCTAATCATTGCAATTTTATCCATAAGCTTTTTACCAATAACTTTTCTAAGGTCATCAGCTTCAGCCGAAGTGAATCCAGCTAGCTCTCTAGCTACACCAAGAACATCTTCTTGGTAAAGCATGATGCCAAGTGATGGTCCAAGAACTTTTTCTAACTTAGGGTGTTCATAAGATACATGACTTCTTCCATGTTTTCTGTCAATATATTCCTTATCCATTCCAGAACCCATTGGACCTGGACGATAGAGGGAGATGAGGGCCATTATGTCTTGAATATTCTGTGGCTGCATTTGGACCATTAACTCGCGCATACCAGCAGACTCAAGCTGGAAGACTCCCATTGCTTTACCTTGACACAATAAATCATAAGTCTTTTTATCATCTATTGGTATATCATTTACATCTAGTGTAATCTGCCTATGTTGTTTAACTAACTTTATACAAATGTCTATCACGCCCAAGTTTCTTAAACCAAGGAAGTCAATCTTCAATAGACCACATTGCTCTACTCGACCCATGTCCCACTGAGTCACAACAGGCTTATCCACACCCTTTTGCATTGTGGGTAAGTAGTTTGTTAAGGCTTCTTTAGATATAACAATACCAGCTGCATGAATTCCAGTTTGCCTTACTAGGTTCTCTAGTCCAAAAGCTGTATCTATTATTTCCTTTGATAAAACGTCAGTGTTGTAAAGATTTGCAAAATCCTGTACCTGCATGCATTCTTTTAATGATTTAGAAACGCCTAACACTGGAGGAGGTATTAACTTGGCCACCTTATCTCCAACGGTAAAGTCATGACCCAAAGCTCTAGCTGCGTCTCTAACAGACTGCCTAGCACCTGTTCTGTTAAACGTGCAGATGTGCGCAACTTTATCATCACCATATTTAGTTCTAGCATAGTCAATAACTTTATCTCTATGTCTATCGTCAAAGTCTAAGTCGATGTCTGGCATTGACTTTCTTCCTTCGACTAAGAATCTCTCAAACATAAGACCAAATTTAATTGGGTCTAGATTTGTAATATCAAATGCATAAGATAAAATACTTCCAGCAGCGGATCCTCTTCCCCAGCCAACTCTAATATCATTTTCCTTAGCCCAACGAACTAAGTCTGATACAACTAAGAAGTATTCAGGAAACCCCATCTCTTTTACTACTCTAATTTCATAGTTAGCTCTTTCTATGATGTGATCAGGTAATGGATTTCCATATCTATTTTTTAAACCCTCCCAAGCTAATCTTTCAAAGTAGTCAGTTGAAGATTCCTTAGTTGGTATAGGGAAGTTTGGAAAATGTATTTCACCAAAATTTAAATTAAGGTCTATCATATCATTGATATGCATTGTGTTTTTCAAATGTTCTTCTGAAAAAGTTTTAGCCATTTCATCATAAGACTGAAGATAGAATTGATCTCCAGAAAAAGAAAATCTATTAGGAGTGTGTACGTTGCAGTTTGTTGCTACACATAGCATGACGTCATGTGCATGAGCGTCGTTTTGGTGCACGTAGTGACAGTCTCCAGATGGAACTATCTTGGCTCCAATCTGGCTGGCTATCTTAATAAGATCTGGAATTATCTTTAGCTGTTCTTCTATCCCGTGATTTTGTATTTCTATAAAATAGTTTTCTTTGCCTACGATATCCTGCATTGCGCTGGCATGCTTTAGTGCAGTGTTGTAATCGTTTCTAAGAAGAGCTTGTGATACTTCCCCGTTCAGACACCCTGACAATACTATGATGCCCGCAGAGTGCTGTGATATTAAATCATGGTCTACTCTAGGTTTAACATAATAACCTTCAGTAAAAGCTTTAGAAGACATTTTAATTATATTATGATAACCAGTATTGTTTTTGGCTAATACAGTTATGTGATACGGGCCTCTTTGTTCCCATTCGTTTTTAGATGGACCAGATCTTTCCTCTTCATCTCTATCAAATCTAGTTTTTCTAGCTTGATATAATTCTGATCCCAGGATTGGCTTAACCCCTACTGAGTTCCCTGCGTCATAAAAGTCTAACCATGAATGTATGTTGCCGTGGTCGGTTGTAGCCAATCCACTCATGCCCAAAGACTTAGCCCTTGATAAATACTCTTCTACGTTACCGTGACCATCTAACATGGAGAATACGGTATGGTTATGAAGATTTGTCCAGTTTTTCACTTAAGTCCTCTTTTAGTATTTATTTGATTTAACACACTATCTTTATCACGCTTATAGCAAACTGTTACTACGCCCTTGCAGTACCTACATACTGCAGGTAATCCAGCTTGAGCAAAAGAACTGTTATGCATGTGCCTATCTGTTTGCTCAGTTCCACAATCAGTGCATAATCCGATTACATCATCGTCTTGCATTACTCCTCCTTTCTTATTGCAGATTTGTAAGCAAATCGAACTGGTGACGGAGAAGATTTTTCTTGAGTCTCTATAAACCTATCTCCAACTTTAACCCACTTGTTTTTCTTTTCAAGAGAGCAACTACCACACCCAACACCAACTGCATTAGCTCTTTCGCAAGTATACGGTCTGCCACCTATACCAAGTTCTCTTCTTCTTACCCAATCGTTTATATGGGCTTGAGATTTGCTTGGGTTGTAGTCTTCACAATTGCTTAATATTTCATGTAAATAGTTAATTGATTCTTCGCTATATGTCAATATGGAACACAGGAATAATCTTGCTTCATGTTCTAAATAGTGAGAATTTTTAGCCTGCTCATGTAGTTTTTTTATTGATGGACACTTTGTCCAAAGTACTTCTTTCTCAAATATTTTTTGATTCTGATCAAAAGACTTTAGGTTAGAAGAACCAAACTTATTGAAATGTTGAAGTATATCTTTTGGTTTATTCTTGTCTTCTTCCATTTGATAGGTAAACTGTCTATACCATTCGTTTGCTTTAAAATCAAAAGACTGTTCAACTATATCAAGCGGTTGTGGTTCACTCGAATAGGTGATAATTTTATCTATTCCAGATAAAAATATATCTTTTGGTAGGAGTGTTTTAAATAACTTTGTTGCCTGATGTAAAGATCCTGGCAGTCTCCACATTCTTCTCATGTCATAGACGCTAAAATCCATTGAAGAAATAGATAGATCTTCTTTTAGCTTATTTGCTATATATCTAAAAACTTTTGGTAGTTCATTTGATGGATTGATTCCTAAACTCAACGCCTCACACTCTATGTGAAAACCCTTTTTTCCAGTAAAGTAAACCAACAATGATTCCTGTGGAATATACATAGAGAGATAACCATATAACCTCTGCGCTTCTTCATAGCAGAGATTCATATCTTCACTATCTAAGTCAAAATATAATGAACCTAACCTAATAGCCTTATTTATATCAGTAGTATTAAAATGCCAGACAGAAGTGTATAACCCAATGTTATTGTGCTTTTCTCTATACTGATCTATGTTTTCCATTTCATAAAAAACTGGATCATCACCATTTTTATCTCTAATAACTCTATCTAGATTGGGTACATATCTAGCTACCTCAACGTATTTCCATTGAGAAATAAATTTATCTTTATCTAAAGGAAGTTTCATGGTATATGTATTTTACCACTATCCATTTCTATGTGCCAAGCCATTAGTCTATTGTCTTCTAAAATGTTTTCATTATTAGATCTATAATATATAGATTCTTTTATGAGGAAATCCAGAGATTCATTTATATATGCTCTAACGTGCATCTTGTCTGGATTTTCTATTGTCATTTACTCTCACCAATTTCAACAATTGTATGCAGTTTTGAGGCAACGTTATCCGATAGGTGCACTATCATATCCATATAAGTGCTAGGTACAGTTTCAGGAATTGGAGACCATGGACCAAGATGACATCTTACCAACCTAAGTATTGACTGAACAGTTTCTTCATCTAAGAAAAGGGTAGAAGATGCGGATTCTGAACCATACTTTTTATCATTGTCTTGACACTTTTTAACAAAAGCCCCAACTGTATATGGATGCATTGGATCATAAAAGAAATCCTCTTTATTATCATCATAGGCTATACCCTTGGTTACATCATGTAGTAAGCATGCTGCATAAACTGTATCTTTTTCCGGCACAATCAATCCATAAGAGTCACATATTACCTTAGCAACTTTTACAACCCTTTTTGTGTGCAAGACGTTGCCACCGCTACCATGCTCATCAGCTGGATGATATTTACCTGAAAAACTAGATGGTATTTTCCAAAATGTTTTTGCCTGAAGTAAAACTGATCTAACAAATAGTCTAATTTGTTGACTGGCGATAAGATTAATTTCCTCTATGAGAGGACTCAATAACTTATCTTCTTCTTCATTTGGTTTGAATGAAACATCTTCATTTAATAACTCGTCTAATATACTTTTTTTACTCATAGTCTGAATCCCAATTTAGTTTTTGTTTTAAATAAATTTGATACTTTTCATCTATTAAAAATATTAAATATTCATAAGGAGTTTTTTTATTCTCTTTTGCAAGCGTAAATAAACTTTTAGATACTCTAGCTTCAAGTATAACACCAAATCTATTTTTCTGCATTTTTTGACCAGTTTGACCACTTCGAACATGGCTTATCAAAAGGACATTTTTTGCAATACCAAGTCAATCCTCTTCTTGGGACAAAATTTTCTGCTTGCTCCAATTCATCAGCCCAAAATTTCAAAGAATCAAGATCTTCTTTTGTTATTTCAAAATCAACAAAAGAAACTTTAGATGTTAATAAATCTATGTAACCAAAAGATGCCTTAGAAATTCTCTCACCATGCTTTACCGCAAACGCATTGTACATTGTGGCAAAGTTTACTTGATACATATGCTGATGACTATTCTTGTAGTTAAACATTATTTTAATAATATAATATTTATTATCCTTGTAAAGAATAATATCAAATTTATCTTTTATCTTAACCTTTGGCGTGACTGGCATAATGCAGTCTTCATTTATTGCAATTGGTATATACTCTTCATCTGAAAAGTTTTCATAGAAAGACAGCAAGGCAGACGCAGCCTTGGTCGTAAGGCTAGCGCTATTTCCGTACGCACTCTCGTGTTGTTCTGTCATAATATCATATGATGAAACATTATCGGAGAACCAAAGCTTTTCCCATCTATTTAAAAGCGATGCGTATGACGGTGTGTAGCCACCTTGTTTCTTATAAAAGAAGTAATATATAATTTCTTTTAATGTATTTTCAAATCTAATAGACAATAGATCTCTGCCACCTATTGACTCTGGTAGTTTTTGATTATATCTATACTCGTAAAGTAATGAGCAGGTTTGAAAGTCCTTTAAGGATTCTGGTGTAATTAATTTCATTAGTTAAAATCTCCATTGTTTAATAAATCATCTAAGATTGATGAGGCATCGTAGGATCCAGCTGTGACTATCTCATACTCTTCATAGGACTTTCTGGAATCTACATACCTAACTAGTGGTGGCTCATAAGAGAATGTTGAACCAGTAATTCTATTTTTTGGTATCTGCAGCTGCATTACGTTTTCATCCTCTGAATCGTCACCGCTAACTAATTTCTTTTCTGTAATGAAAATAGTTACTGCACACTTTTGCTGTATAGCTAAAGAGCCACCAGTATCAGACTGCATAACTATCTCTCTTTTTTCTTTCATTCTATTTGAGTTTTCTTGCGCAGTAATTATCAACACACAATTCATATCTCTGGCTATTTTTTCAAGACGAACCATCATTTCCTCAAATTCACCCCATCTAGCCTTGCCCTTAGATCTGGTAAACATTGATTGGATAGTGTCAATAACTATTACGTCTGGCAGATGCTCACCTTGAACTAAGATATCCCTTAGCCAACTTTCTAGGTCTTCAAAATATGGAGTATCTGGGTCATGTTTAACCATTAGACGATCACCCCATTTCTCTAAGCGATCAGTGAACATCTTTATATATTTATTTTTTTCCTCTTCGTCCCATTTGTCTAACTCTGAATAGATGTTCTTTCCAGTTATTTGGGTCATTAAGATTCTTTCCCAGTGAGTTCTTGCTTCTTCAAAGTTAATATACAAAGCCTTGTATCCGCAATCTAACCAATTGTTAACTAGGCATTTTGCAAACGTGCTCTTACCCTTTCCTGATGCGGCGATAATAGCGTGAACAGCGCCTTTAAAAAATCCTCCATCGTTAGTATATCCCATTGCTCTATTCAAGGATTTAAATTGTGTTGGTAAGAAGTCTGGAGTATCTAATAGCGAATCTATCTTATCTATTATTTGATACGCTGTAACCACACCATCTAATGGATCATAGCTTATTTTATTTTCTAAATCAGTAATCTGTCCAGTGATAAGATTCATTCTTGCAAGGTCGTCTTCGCTCTTCAGGCCTTTTTGACTTAGAATTATTTCTAATTCTTTTAGATAGTTTTTCTGTTTTATTTTATTATCTTTATGTTTTAGAACCTGAACAACAGCTTCAGGACTAGCCAACTGCATATCGGAAAGAACGCCCATGAGAGCGTTGACTCCCTCATCTCCATTAAGCGCTTCAAATACATGACTTTCTAGTTGTATCCAGTTCTTAAAAACTATTGGATCGACTATGTCTAAATCTGTACTAGACACATATGACAAAAGAGCATTGTAAAACTCATGAACGCCCTGTTGGTTATCGTTGATCCCAACAATCTGTGGATCTAAATTATCCTTAAAGTAAGATATTGCTCCCTTTTCTCTAAAAGAGAGGGCAAATATCTGATATTCAATTGGCTGAGTTACAGGAGAAGATTCAATATCACTCATGATTATCTCTTCTCTTTTTCATCTTTTTGTATGTCTCTTTCTTTCTTTCGTTGTATTGCTTTTTTCTATCCTGATAAAATTTATTTTGAGTAATGCTTTTCTTATTTGTCTTTATATTCTCTGGAACATTAGGGCTCAATCTTATTGCTTGCAACAGTCTATCATAAACGGCTTGCTCACTCAGATCATCGTTATATCTAAATACAACTAATGTTATTCCCTCTTGCTTGCAAAGTTCTAATTTTCTTTCATCTCTTTTTTGAGCCTGGATAAAATCATATTTTGATTCAAAAAATCTTTCAGTGTAATAGAAATGTTGTCTACCATGAAATTCAGCACCTATTCTATATTCCTGACAGTATACGTCTATCCTTAAGCGCTCACCTATATGATGTTCGTTTATTATCTTTTGTCCAGGAAAAAGTTTCTGCATTGCTTGAGTAAGCGCAGCTTGACCTCTTGATGTTTTTTTCTTTTGCTCTTTAATCCAAGAAAGACCAAGTGAATTAATTTTCTTATTTAACTGAGCAAATGTATAGCCAAGTTCTTTAGCTATAGCCGAAATAGTTAGATCTGAATCAAACAAAAGATCTATTAAAAATAGATCATCCTCTTTATCCTCAGTCTGTCTTTTCATTTTGGGAGATCCTATTGCTAAATCTTGCTCGAGCAAAACTGATTACCTTCCCAAAATCTATTATAGAGAAATTTAATTCATCCCATATCTTACCTGCCAAAGCAGCGGAAAGTAACGGACAATCCAAAATAACTGTATCAACCTTACCTGTATAAGTTGCCAGGGTTTCGATTATAGAATCTAGCTTATCATAATAATCATTATAGGGAACGTAGATTGTGTCCACAGGTGATCCCAAAACTCTTGTAATCACTTTCCTATCATGAAAGGTAACTACTACATATGGGGTATTTCTTATATAGAAGTCTACAAAAGATGTGAAAGCTACTTCATTATTATTAAAGTAATTTTCAAGTGTTGTTGAGTTGTAGTAAACCTGATTGGAATCTACCTTTGAGTAATCTAGTTCATTATCTGAATCATTAGAATTTACAAAAGCTAAAGGTATTCCTTTCATAAAATTCTTATCATTAATACTAAATGATTTACTTATTGAATCACTAAAGTCTTTAGAAGCTTTCTTCATCTCTGTACTACCCATAGCGATGAGTGCTGATCGAGGAAAGTTAACGTAAGCAAAGCGCTCCTTAGACAGCATCTTTAGAGTTAGCGACTGAATAGTTTGTGCGTGTGTTGCAATTCTAATATCTTTTTTCATTTTTCCTACCTTAAGAAATTTCCCCAGTCAATTAAGACTGGATTTGGGTCTATTATTGAGTTGATATGATTTAATGCGTGAAACTCTCCACCATCTAAAGTTGAGTATCTTTGGTGCTTGGAAATCTTATCTTCATCCCTTACGTAGCCAAGGTGCTTCATCACTAAGCCTGAGTCAATCCAGAAATTTCTCTGACTGATCCAATCAACCACATATGTAGGTTCTGAGCCACATGCCAGCTTTCTGTTAGCAAAGCCGCCATTTTCTTTAAACTTAAAGATTCTGCTACTATTATTTGGAGCCCATAGTTTATCTGTACGCCATTGATTTTCATTCCACATATGATAAAAGCGAACATTAGCTACATCGTAAGGTGAATTTGATAATACAGATGAAATATCAAGATTATCTATATCGTTCTTATTATATAGCATTTCGTCACAATCAATTGCTACGATCCAGTCACCAAGCTTCGCGTGCTGACACATGTTAGACCAAGCAAATGCTCTTAGCTGACCCTCATGTTTTGTGAATAATTGTTCTGGAGTTGAATAAACGTGACAATATTTTTCTGCTATTTTAGCAGTATTATCAGTAGAACAATCATCAGTAAAAACTATGCCATCTACTTGCTGAGAAAGCCTTTCTAGAACTTCTTCTAAAAATCTTCCTTCTTCATTTCTACCCACCATTTGAGCGTATATCATATACTTTCCTTAAGGTTAATAGAGGGTAGCACTAAGTAAATAGCACTACCCTCTAGTTAATACGATTATTAGATCTCCAACATTTCTCGGACTTCTACAGCCGAAATTCGATCTACATTAGTCTTACTGGTAATAACTTCACCCTTAACACCACGACGTCCAAGGGCAACCTTTTCAGCCTCTGTCTTATTCTTAGCTTTAACAACATAAGAAGTTGTTACTTCGAAATAGTTGAACTTATTTTCTGCCATATTATTTCCTTTATTTAGTTGATGGATATGTATGAGATATATATTCTACAGCCTCTTCAAGAGTATCTGCAACTTTTGTGGCAAGAAACTTAAGATAAATTCTGTGCTGTAGATCTTGATGTGCCCAAACAATTACTGGTTGATTGTTTAGATGAGCCCAGGTCATTTCAAAGTCTGTTCCAATGTATGCCCTATAAAGTAATGTGTATTCTACTAAAATAATATCACAGCTTTTTTGCAAGAAAAGATTTTTGTCTACTATTTCTTTTGGCTCGCAGTCCTCTTCCTCTAAAGCATAGTCCATTGGATTAACTGCCTTAAAACCTCTATGATCTAGAAGCGCAGTAGCTTCGTCTCTCCAACTATACTTAAAGTCAGATTGAACATCTTCTATAGCGCCTGATAAAAACACTCTAGTTTGCATTAGCTACCTCTTTAGCTGGCCAATAGTATGGAAGATTAGGATCTTCGTCAAAGTATTGGGAATAATATTCATAATCTTTACGCAATAGATTAGACCTATGTGAACGATGAAATTCTTCTAAGCCAAACCATGGTGGCATAACTACTGAATCTATATCTATCTCCTCTAACAGCATGG